TACTAACGTGCATGGCGGTAGTCGCTGGAAAGGACAATTAAATGAAAGTATCAAACAGAACATACGATATTCTTAAATGGGTCGCATTGGTCGTAATTCCGGCAAGTGCGACTCTCGTTCTGACGGTCGGAAAGATATGGGGACTCCCGTACTACGACAATATCGGAGCGACAATCTCCGCAATCGGACTGTTTATCGCAGCGATCATCGGAGTGAGTTCAAAAGACTTCTACGAGGTCGAGCCGATGGACGTTGAAGAGCTGAACTACATCGAGGACGGTGAGGAGAATGAACAAAACTAAATATATGCAGACCGATCCCAGGTGGGGCGGTCTCGGCTATCCGAAAAAGCCGTGGTATCTGCGGAACTGCGGGTGCGGTGAGGTAAGTATCTGTAACGCTATCATCGAAATGGAGCAGTACAAAGGCTATACTCCCGCAACGATTCAATCGTATTGCAAACAGTACGCAGATCCGAACGGTAATGGAACGTACTGGAGCGGAATACCAGCGATGATGAAGCACTACGGACTGACTGAGATCAAAGAACACGCCACTATGTCGCCACTTTGGACAGAACTTGCAAAGGGCAACAGAGTGGCTATTTATTTGATGGGAAGTCGAAGAGGTGGCTCAAAGGGCGTACATTGGACGAGCTCAGGACACTTCGTTTGCTCCACCGCATACAAGTACGAAAAGGGCAAACACTACGTCTACGTCAAAGACTCGTATTCTAACAGCTCACTCCGTAACGGGTGGATTGCATACGAGGACAACATGAGAGGGGACGTCCTCAAGGTGTGGAGCGGTAAGCTGAACGGCAAGACCGCAACGGCACCGACCACAAAGGACGGCAAACTAGTTGTCGATGGTATCGGTGGACTTGCGACAGTTAACCGACTGCAAGAGTTCCTCGGAATGAATAAAACCGATGGAATCACAATTCGCAAAGAATACAAGAAGTACGTCCCGACTCTGACAGCGTTCGACTACGGAGCGAACTCGGTCACGGTTAAGTATATGCAGAAGTGGCTCGGTTTATCTGACCCAGACGGAATATGGGGGCCGAACACGTCAAAGGCATTACAAATAAAAATAGGTTTCAGTAAGTCCGAGACCACAGCCGTATTCGGCGCGAACTCGATGAAGGCTCTGCAAAAGTATCTCAACAGTCACGACAAAGCCGTATATCCAACCAAGCCAAAGACCACCAAAGGGACAAAGATTGCTAATCAGGCGATAGCGTTCAGCGGTACAAAGACAAAGGAAAAACCGGCATACAAGACAGCTGCGAAAGAGGTCTACGGCAAGGGCAACGACTATAACTGTCATCGGTTCGTCGGAACGGTGCTGAAAAAATGCGGATACCCGAAAATGCCGATCAACACGTGGGCGAACATACTCAAGTATTTAAACGCGCACTTCGGTAAGGTATCGGGCGAAAAACGAGCGGGAGACATAGGCGTATATCGTAGCGGTAAATCGTATCATATATGGATAGAACTCGGGGACGGTCTCAAGGCCGAGGCTAACCACAATAAGAAGTATTATCCACACCAAGCGAAAACCAGCTCCAAGAAACACGATCAGGACTGGTTATTCAGAGCAAAGTGAGGTGAGGGGAATGACGCAAACAATAATAATAGCAGTTATTTCAGCTCTCACTTCGGGAGGCGTTCTCGCATTCCTCCAGTTCCTGATCACGAGACGTGACAACGAGAAGGGCATCGGCAAGAAACTGGACAGACTTGAGAAGGACGGACTCCGAACACAGCTCTTGTTGCTTTTACTCATGAAGCCCGAAGAGCAGACCGAGATACTCACGATCGCAGAGCACTATTTCGTAAAACCACCGACCGGACTTGGTGGAAACTGGTACATGACGGGACTGTTCAAGTCCTGGCTTGAAGAATACACGGTGCTAAAGCCGGACTGGTTCGAGACGGATTGAATTATATAGAATAATCTATATTATTCATGACGATTCAGCCCTCTCATGGGGGAGACTTCACCTCCTTACAATATAGGATCACGCATCAAGGCCCGGGGAGACTCGGGTCTTTTTGCGTGGATAAAAAAGGAGAGTGCAAGTTCATGACCTCGCGCTCTCCACAGTCTGTTAACCTTTCAAGACTATAAGGGTTTGTAACGACGTTTTCCTTCTCGGATAACGACTATCGCTATCTACGCATATATTGTACACAAGATGGGTGTGTACTATCAATCACGAAAAAAACCGACCGCGAAATTTTCGTTTTAAGCGATTTTTTCACGGTCGGTCGATAAGTTATACCTTTATAAATATGGCTCATTGAAGCGGTAGCCATTACAGATGAATTCGGACATCTTCGCAACGTCTTCTGTGCTATTTAGTGGTATTTTTTCGAAGTCCGGTGCAATCTTGATCCACTTTGCTCTATCCGTATATTTGAACCGGGCGAGATCCATATCACCATATCCCTGAGAAGAGGGCATGACTGCGGAAACGTAACTGTCCGATTTGCGAACCAGTTCGATGTGGGTCACTTCACAGTTATCATCATCGCACACGCTGCGGATTATGTGGAATATATCTTGCTCCGCCTCGGTACAGTTTACTTCTCGTTTTTGTCCATAGTTTTGAATAATCATAGTCCGTCACCTCCAAGAAAATAATAAATGTTTATTCATGATATTGCAATCCGATTCGAGTCCGAGTATATTAGTAAGTGAGGTGAGAACAATCAGGGGTCTATTCAGACCCCATATATAAGAAACGCAACTATTCCTAAAATCACAAAATTCGGAAAGTTGCCAAAACGGTAATAGGTTACCACAATAACGAATTGTAAACTCACCTCGAAACTATTAGGAGGTGAGTTTTTTTATTATGAAGAATTCGGTTTACGAACAGTTCGCCATCGTCAAAGAAGACTCGGCAGCACTATTCACAGCGAAACTGAACGAACAGGTCTACGCACTGCGCGAATATAGTCCAGTGGTCACGTTTTCGGACGCGGATCCACTGTGCGCGTACATCAAGTACGTGGCGAGTGTTTCTGTTCCTGAATCTCTTTCGGAAGAGTATGAGGAACAGGGGACTCGTTTTATTTGCGCTCAGTGCCCGTTCTTCACGCCACAGACTAAGGACAACGGCGAACCAGACAAGAGGTGTAAGTGGGGCAACTGTCCACACGCAGAATTTGGAAGAACCTACAAGACATCCAGTGCTTGCGACAAACTCTATGAGCTGATCAAGGAAGGAGATGTGAAACTATGCTTTTTGGATTAGGCTTTGTGATTCTGCTGCTGTCCACCTGTGTGGTTAGCGAATCGGTATTCGTGCCGGCAATCGTGGCACTCATCGGAATTGGTCTTATGACTATTGGTAACAAAAGAGAGGAGAACGGAACAAATGGAAGGTAGACGCTACAAAGAGGAACCAGCACCTATCAACGAATCGCTGGAGAGACATTACAAGGAAGAGATCAAGAGACTCGAGGAATATGTCGCTGTGCTCAAGGCTGAGTTGGGCGATGCAAAGCTCGAGGTGGAGAAACTGAACTTCAGAATCAAACTCAAGGACATCGAGATCGAATCGCTCGTGAAGTCGCTTGCGGAAGGCGGTGAGGCGTAATGGCATACAGAGTAATACTTGAAGGCTCGAATGATAGACAGATTCTATCGTTCAGAAACCACGACGATGCGCTCAACTTCGCAAGCATGGCAGTGGAAAACGGAATGTATATCGGTTCCCACTGGGAGCCAAAGGATGGCGATGCGTATGGAGTAAAAGTGGACGATGATCCTCGTCCGATCCAAGTGACAATCATGGGGGTGGAAGAGTAATGGCAGAGAAATTGACAGGTGACTACAGAAAATTCATGGACAAGAACTATCTCGGCTCGTGGGATGTTCCTGATGGAGAAGATCTGATCCTCACCATCGACCACGCTGCCAGAGATGACGTCAAGAACGAAAGAGGCTCAGAGCGTAAGCTGACGATTCACTTCGTAGAGGATTACAAGCCGATGATCCTCAATGCGACCAACTCGAAGGCAATCACGGCAGCGCACGGATCAAGTCACGTTGAGGACTGGGCTGGTAAGAAGATAGCCATCTACACCACAAAGGTCACCGCATTTGGTGGTACTACAGACGCGCTCCGCATAAGGACGACCGCTCCGAAAGTAGTCGAGGCGATATGTGAAGACTGCGGAAGAACCATCGTTGCACACGGTGACTATTCGGTCAACAAGATCGTGACGATGAGTAAGGCGAAATATGGAGCGAGTCTCTGTTGGGACTGCTCGGTGAAACGGAAGGAGGCGGAGTGATGGCGGGTAAACCAAATACAATGATCCGTGATGCTATGTATGACAATCAAATGGCTCAATGGCAACTCGCAGAACTTCTCGATGTAAGCGAGAGCACCATTTGGAGGATGCTCCGTAAGGAAATGCCAGACAAGGAACAATCGAGAATCGTGTGGATTATCAATCATCCTGATGAATACAGAAGGGTTATAGGAACGGAGGGCAAGTAATGGCACAGAAGAAAAACTTCTATTACATCCTCCTCGATGACGAATACGTCGGACAGACTTGGGCGGTATCCGAAGCGAAGGCCGTCACAAACTACTGGTGGAAGTTCGTCAAGGAAGAGGATCCATTCACAGTCCGCAACTACGAGCCATCGGACTTCGAGGCCATCTGCATCAGTTAGGAGGTGGCCATATGTGGAAAGTGAGAGAAACGAAGCGAATCGGCGTAAAGGTGTTTTACGAAGTCTATAAGAAGACATCCAAGACAGAGACCATCGTTCGTGGTCGTTGGGACTACAAAGACGAGGCTCAGGCACTCGCCGACAAGCTGAACAAAGAGGAGGGATACGATGAGCGCATATGCTGAGTGGAAAAACGGAATGATTACCGATGCGGAATATGCGTCCATCTGTCGAGAAGAGGAATGGGAACTAAACCATCCTGAAGAATGGAACGACGAGGAGGTATTCGAGGATGACGAGCTTGACGAGTGGTAACTACTACACCACAGAGGCAAACAAAGCGTTCTGGAGCGTCTCTATGTACAAGGCTTTTGATAAGTGCGAGGCTTCGGGTCTCGCACAGGTCAGAGGCCAGTACCACCGAGAAGAGACCGATGCGTTACTGATCGGATCATACGTGGATGCGTACTTTGCCGGAACGATGGACGAGTTCATCGGAGAGCATGAAGAGAGAATGTTCAAGAAGAATGGCGAACTGTACGCAAAGTTTGACCAAGCGAATAAGTGCATCAATGCGGTCGAGTGCCAACCTTTGATGATGGAATATCTCGAGGGCGATAAGCAGACCATTATGACCGGCAAGCTCTTCGGAGTGGACTGGAAGATAAAGATGGATGTGTTCAACGGAGACCGCATAGTTGACCTTAAATGCGTGAAGGACTTTGAGTCGATATATAAGGATGGATTCGGACGGCTCCCGTGGGTGGAATACTGGCAATATGACATACAGGGCGCCATCTATCAGAAAGTGGTCGAGCAGAACGCAGGTAAGAAATTACCGTTTTATATCGTAGGCGTAACTAAAGAGAAGGTTCCGGATGTGACCGTGTTGCAGATTCCACAGCCTGTGCTCGATACGGCTTTGAAGGTGGTCGAGTCCAAGATAGACAGATTCGACCTGATCAAGACGGGCGAGATCGAGGCTGAAGGTTGTGGGCACTGTGAGTATTGCAAGTCGGTCAAGGTGCTGACGGAACCAATGGTGTATGAGGTGGAGTGATGGACGATTGGAAACCATGCTCTCTCGTGAATCAATACTACATTCCCGAATTGGGCAACTGTAAAGATAAGCCGTATTTGGTAACTTATCAAACCATTAAAGGCAGATGTTATGTCACGAAAGTAAACATAAAGAACGGCAGAATACAAAGCAAAGTAAATGGCGAGGTAATAGCCTATATGCCACTGCCAAAACCATATACAAAGGAGGAACAATGAACAACCACACAATCCACGGTCGTCTCGTGCGTGATCCTGAGCTGACACCGAGACGAAACAGCGACAGCTCAGACCGAGTCAACTTCACCGTAGCGGTGGACAGACGCGGAGAAGGAACGGACTTTCTCGACTGCGTAGCGTTCGGAAAGAGGGCGGAAGTCATCGAGAAGTTCTTCAGCAAAGGACAGGAGATAATCGTTTGGGGCGAAGGACACCTCAATTCATATGAGGACAAGAACGGGATCAAGCGCAAGTCGTATTCCATCTTCGTTGAGGGATTCGATTTCTGCGGAAGTAAGAAGGACGAAAAGAGCTCCGGCGATTCGTGGGAGCAGTTAGATGAGGACAATCCATTTCAGCCATGAGTAAATTACTTCTTATAGATACCAGAGAACATCCGAAAGCAATTCAAGGCATCATCAAGACGGTGGAGGAGGCGAGTGTGCCGTATGCGAAAACAAAGCTCCTGTTTGGAGACTACACCGACTACAATCGCCCATCCATCGTCATAGATCGGAAGCAGAACATCGCCGAACTTGCGAAGAATTGCACACGGGAACACGACCGATTCAGAGCCGAGTTGGAACGAGCAAAGGCTGCCAACGCTCGGCTCATCATATTGGTCGAACAGAACCGATATAAGGACAGAGACAAATGGATCCACGTGGAGAGCATCGAGGACATCATGCTGTGGAGTAGTCCGCACACGACTATTCGTGGCGAGAAGGTGTTCCGTGTGCTCCGTGCGTGGATGAGCAAATACGATATTGACGTCCAGTTCTGTGACAAGAGACAGACAGGACGGAGGATACTGGAGATTATATATGGCGAGAATAGGAATAAGTAAGGGCACAATGGTGGTCGTTCGATACAATCCACTCACTTCGGCAACTAATGTGGCTGCACTCAAATACGCAGACACCATCCACCGTGTGAGCAGAGTGGTCGAGACTCCACTCGGAGCGTACTACGAACTGGAAGGTGTGACTGGGAAGAATAACGTCCCATATGCGTTCGCTCGTAGCGACTTAGAATTGGTGAAATAGATGGAAGAATACATACCAAAGAGCAAGGTGCTCGAGCTGTGGCGGTACTGGAAATACATCGAAGCGTATGACCAGACGAAGGCTATGAAGGGCATTAGGATCATCAATTGTTCGGAGTGTGCCAATTGGCTGCCCGACAGGAAGTTCTGCGTACATTGGCACGTGGGTACTTTCGAGGACAACTTCTGCTATATGGCGAAACGCTCGTCAGATGGGAAGATGCAGTCCGAACTGGGTATCAGGACGAAGACCATCAAGTATTTCGACGAGGACGAGAAGGTCTGGACGATAGGCGAGGTGATTATAGATGAATGACGATTTAATCAAGAGATCTGATGTGATAGAAGCATTATACAAATATAGTTTTGTATCAAAAGACGTTATAGAGAAAGAGATAAACGCCATCCCATCCGCAGACAGACCGCAAGGATGGATATCTTGTAGCGAGAGGATGCCCGAAGAAGATACACCTGTTCTCGTTGCTATTAAAACAAAGGACAGGCTTCCGAAATGGGTAGAAGAACAGACATATCACTACGTTACCGATATTGATGTATGGGATTCAGACGATGGATGGTATCAGCATAGAGCGAAGATAGTCGCTTGGATGCCATTACCGAAGCCGTGGAAAGGAGCAGACGATGATACATCAGTTAGACCTTAACGGCAAAGATAAGGTGGACAAGGCAATAATGCGACTACAAGCCTATGAGCCACCAGAAGGGTATTTTCTCTGTTTCAGCGGTGGCAAAGACAGTAGCGTGATAAAGACTCTCGCAGATATGGCAGGTGTCAAATATGATGCTCACTACCATTGCACATCTGTTGACCCTCCCGAACTGATTAGATTCATCAAGGACAATCATCCCGATGTGATATTCGACTTCCCAAGAGACAAAGACGGAAACAGAATCACGATGTGGAATTTGATACCACGAAAGAAAATGCCCCCAACAAGAATCGTTAGGTACTGCTGTAAGGAACTAAAAGAACAAAGTGGTAAAGGCAGACTAAAAGTAACAGGCGTTAGGTGGGCAGAATCCGTTAGCAGGAAAAAGAATCAAGGCGAAGTGACATTTATGGACAAGAAGACGAAAGCAATCATCGAGAAGGAATTAAGTGATGAGGATTTTTCGTCAACTCCTCGGGGGGGGGTGGTGCTTCATTTAGACAATATAGAAAACAGACGAATGGTCGAAATGTGCTACAAGACGCACACCACCACGATCAATCCTATCATTGATTGGAACAATGACGAAGTGTGGGAATTCATCCACGAATACAATGTGCCGTACTGCTGTCTGTACGATGAAGGCTTTAAACGAATCGGATGTATCGGTTGCCCTATGGGGAGTGTAAAGCAAAGGCAATATGAATTTGATCGCTATCCAAAGTATAAGGCGATGTATCTCAAAGCATTCGAGAAAATGATTGAAAATAGGGGGGGTACAACGAGACAGCAGAAGGATGGCTTTACTGGTACATCAATGGAATTCAGCGAGATGACACCGCAACAAATAATGGAATGGTGGATATATTAGAGCAGACGGAAAGGAGCGAGTAGATGGCAGACTTGATTGAACGAGCGAGTGCGATAAATGCACTTCAATATGTGTTGGATAGTCCTAACTATAGCAAGGCTCTTGGCGAGATAC